AACATATATATATATATATATATTGTTAAATTAAGCTACTCAAAACTAGTTAGACGCAATAGGTCACAATAACATTATATTTTTATGGTATTAATTAATTATGAACTTCACTAGATATTTAGAATTAGCACTACAATTAGGCATATCGCCATTCCGAATCTATGCAATTCATGGCAAGGTTTTAAATCCAAGGTCATTGAACATTAAACAACGCAATCAATTAGCCTTAGTCCTGGCATACCTCAAAGAGCGGCATAGATAGTACGAATATTGGATTGTACGATAAGTGTACTATGTTACATGTTGTGTCACATATTGGTACTATGTTAGGATAGTACTATGTTGGTACAGTACGGCCAGGGTACTTCTTAACGCTTTGCAAGGTAATATGATATGGTACTATGGAGCGTAGCGACACGACGACGACCGTAGGGAGTACCCCCTACAAGGCAATATAGTGTGGAGATGTTTATATATAACCCACATAAATTTTTTCTAATTTTGAAATTTGAACTACCTACTATTTCTATCCACTATTACTAATTACTTGACGACATAGCCACATCACACAATAATCTCAACATGGGCGAACTAATGACATTACCTAAAGCAGACATCCTTGAATTATTAGTCCAAGGACATTCAGAATATAAAGCATGTGAAATCCTCAACATACCTATGATGTCCTTAATCAATGAATTGGTTGTCGACACAGAGTTTGCTGAACAATTACAGAAAGCTAGAAGTATTAGAGCGGAGCGATGGGCTAATGGAATTGCTGAATTGATAATCTCGCCACAAACCGGCAATACAATAATACATGATAAGGATGACGTACCTGGCGTAAAGCTGGCTATAGATACAATGAAATGGCTTGCTAAAGTGGACAACCCCCATAAGTATGGTGAGAAAATGGACATCAACGTAGAGACAAAGAACATCTACGAAATCAAAGGGTTGTCCGTATCGGAAGCTTTAGAGATTATTAAGAATGACCCATTTGCGCCGAAGGATATTGACGCAGAATATGTAGTGCAGACTCGCCAAACCAAGGAAGTGGACGATGAAGATATGCTATAAATGGCAGGATGAGACTAAAGACGTAATACAAGTTGCTTTAACTTACGCATGGCAGTTTATTGGTACGCCGTATGTGTGGGGCGGTAAAGAGTTAAAGAAGGATAGAGGGTACGATTGTAGTGGATATGTACAAGAATACTTAGAAGCATTGGGTATTGTGAAGTCTGGCATCAATAACGTATTAAACGCTCAACAATTACACGCCAGATTATCTGGACATTGCGCCATTAGCGTTAAAGTCTGCAACCCTGGCGACATTGTATTCTTTGGGAAGTCGACAAACGACATAGATCATGTTGGAATTGCTATAGGTTCGTCACATATGCTAGAAGCTGGTGGCGGTAGTGATAAACTACCGTTAAGCGGTATGGTGCGTATGCGTCCGATACGAAAGGACTATGTAGCGGTTTTGACTATAGCCGAATTATTAGAGAAACAAGTGCGCATTTAAGGAGATAATATGGAAAAGAAACGTGGACGTCCGGTAAAACACAAAGATATTCCGGAAGAAATTAGAGAAAACATTAACGAAGCCAATTTGCCAGAAGTGGTATTGGAAGCTATAGCTAATGCACTATCTCCAGAAGTGGCAGAAAAAGCTAAGCTTGAAGACTCTAAGAAAGATCCTAGCTATATCGGAAATTGTCCAGTAACTGGAAAGCCGTTGTTTGAGTAATGTCGACTATGAGCGCGGCGAATATCCAGACCGCTTAAGGGTTACAGGGCAGATACTACAAGACCTGCATAGCTGCTGGTTTCCGCATGAAGGGCAGGTGCAAGTTGGTAAGCCTTTGTTTTATGGTGGGGCGAAACGCGTATTTGTAGAATGTGGTCGTAAGTTTGGCAAGACAGACGACAGTATTTACACGCTTAATCGCTTTGCCGCTATGACGCCGAACAGTCATTACTACTACATTGCGCCAACGTCAAAGCAAGGTGGCGAACTTGTATGGGAGAACGGTAGACTCCCTAACTTTTTTAAAGGTGCGCTTAAAGATAAGTACGTTCAACGTGTGTATGAGCAAGATATGCGTGTCGTATTTAAGAATGGCTCGTTTATTAAAGTAGATGGGGCAGAAAACTACGAAGCCTATCGTGGTATCAACCCGCATGGCATTGTGTACGACGAGTTTAAAGACCATGATGAAAGATTCCATGAAGCTATGGAGCCGAACTTAGCGCCATATGACGCATGGTTATTGATATTGGGTACACCGCCGGAGACAGAGGATAACCTATTCTGCCGCCTGGCCGAAGAGTTTAAGTATGATGCTGATAGCAGATACTTCAACATGCCGACACATACAAATCCACATATCTCTAAAGAATGGCTAGAAAAACAGCGGCAACGTCTAATCCTTCGTGGTGACGAACATGTATGGCTGCGAGAATACATGGCAAAGCGTGTGAAATCTGGGCAGAAATACATATTCCCAATGCTTAAGACTCCGGAAAAGAATGCAATAGATGGAAGCCTTGTCGGATATACAGAGCATGTCAGACCACATCAAGAAATAGTCAGTACAATCCGCAGGTATTACAGGGATTACGACTACTACATCACATTCGATCCAGGATCGGCGTCATGCTTTGCTGTATTGCTTAGTGCCGTACATAGGCAGAGTAAAAAGGTTTTAATTCTTGGCGAGATATATGAAAAAGATAAGAATAAAACGTCAACCAAGCAGATATATCCTAGAGCTAAGAGATTGGCGGAAGATTTTAATATAGATTGGCATAGAATTACCAAGACTTACGATAACGCAGCTACATGGTTTGCCAATGAAGTGCTGTATGAGTTTGGCGATAGCCTTATGCCATGTAGCAAAGACGTAAAGAATAAAGAAAACAAATTATCCGTAATTAAAGATTTCTTGCTAGACGGATTATGGCAAGCATCGGAGAATTGTGTAAAGTTGTTGTGGGAAATGGAAAATTACAAGACGGATGATAAAAATAACATCCCGAAAGAGAATGACCATTTGATAGATGACATGAGGTACTTCTTCTCGGCAGCTAATCTACACTCTGTGCCAAAGAAACGGATCATAAAGGATCCGGATAGGCGGATTGAGTGGGAAGATGACGACGATGAGTTTGAAGAAGATGTGGCTATAGACATTTATCCGGAACTTGAGGGAGATTACGACTATGAGTAATTGGCTATTCATTAGTAACATTGTATCCTTAATATTCAGCGTATTGGCATTTATTGCGGCAGTTGGCTGCATTGCTTATACGATTGGGCTGCGAAATAGTACGCATCAAATTAGCTATGTGCCGTTGGGCGGAAAGAAAGCTAAGGAAGATGGCGGAAAAGTGGCGGAAGATGAAGATGTTGAAGACGAACTTCAGGAACCAGATAACTTTTAAAAGGTAGACCAACATGGCGATTCAAAGCTTTGACGATTTCAACGAAGATGGAGTGTACAATGTTCAGTTACCTCCATTTCAATTTAGAGAAAAGCCAAGCGATAAAGAAGAGACTTTAAATTGGCTAAACACCAACTTCGATAAGATGTACGATAACGCTGAAGCGCGTTATGGGGTATACCGCCGCCATGTCAACATGTACAAGAATATCAAGGACGATGGGGCGGATGGACTCGCCCGTACTTCTCATCGTGACCGTGGCGTAGCATACAAGAAGCCGGTAGTTAAAGTAAACAAAGCCTACGAGTATATCGAATCTCGCGTGGCTCAAGTATCGCGTCAAAAGATTAACGTAGCCTTGGTTCCACATAATGACAGCGAGCAAGAAGACCTCAACAATGCTAAGTCATGTAAAATTTTCCTAGACGCTAGATCGGAAGAGATTGACCTAGACCGTATCCATAGAGATGGGGATCGCATCAATTTCCTATATGGCGCTGTATTGTTTGGCGTGTATTGGGATGAAGAGTCGGGCCCGATTAGCCCAGCTTGGCAAGAAGCCGTCAAGAAATATGGCGAAGATAAAGTGCCAAGACTTGACGAGAATGGTAAGAAGGTTGACGGAGAGTATGTAAAGGAAGCTCCACATATTGGCGACGTATGCGTTAAAACATACACCCCATTTGAATTCTTTATTGATCCAGAAGCTAATTCTTTTGACGAAGCAAAGTTTGTAGAAGTATGTGATTGGAAACACATTGAAGAAGTTAAAGCTGACTACCCTAAAGCAGCTAAGAAAATGGAAGGTGTAAACAATCGCGCACGTTACGATCTAAACAGAAACACCTACACAGTTCCAGAAGATATGATTATGGTGCGGTGCTTTTGGCATAAGCCGACAAAGCATTTGCCCAAAGGTTGCAAGATTACATACTGCGACGAGGCTATCCTAGAATGGGAAGACTTTCCATACAAAGACGGCAAATTGCCGTTTGTGTTGGATGTAGACGTTGAAGTACCTGGCGAAGTGTTAGGTAGGTCATTTCTTGTCAACGTTGAGCAGCTTATCAAGATGAACAATAACATCATGTCTGGCATGGCTAGAGCGCATGGTGTCGGTTCGGCTCCTAAATGGCTGATACCGGAAGGATCCATAGACCAAAAGCAATTACATAATGACTACGGCTCTATTGCATATAAAGGACCGAACGCTCCAAAGCTTGAATTTCCGCAATGGGTAAACCGTGGAGAGATGGAAGTATTGACCGCTAATGATACACAGATCGGTCGTCTATCTGGTATCTTTGATATTTCTAAAGGTGAAGTGCCAGCAGGTATTACCGCAGCTTCAGCTATTCGCTATCTTGATGAGCAGGAGTCCCAACGTGCATCTAATACTATTTCAAAGCGTAAGCGTCGTGTACTTGACGTATATCGCTTAATGGTAAGCCGTATGGCTCAATACTATGTTGAGTCAGACGGTCGTATGGTTAAGCTACTTGGTAAGAACAATGAGTACATGGTCCGGTCATTTAAGAAGCTAGACTTCAACCTGATCTACGATGTACGCCTAGAAAACACTCCACTACTA